GCTGAAATTCCAAAGGCTCCATCTGGCGATGTTTTTATAGTGTTCGGCTTCACTATCTTCTGTCGCGGGGCCGTTGGCAATCGTTTCCAAAGCGTGCTTATACTTTTGGTTTTCAAACGCCAAAATCTGCATATCGACCTGCGCTTTTTCATAGTCGGCCTTTGGCGTAATAATTAAACCCATGTCAATCAAATCTTGATATTTTACGCTGCCCTTGACCATCATTCCCTCACTGCATTTGTATTACAAGCGGCTCTTCATTGAGCATCAAAAAACTTATCGCATAATCGTGTGCGTCTTTTCTGTGGCTTGGGTTATCCAAAGCATTTATCAGGATGATGAATGCCATTTGCAGGGCAATGATGCCGACGCCGTATTCATGATCTTGAAGCGTTGCGCCAATTGCATCCAAAATTTTATCTAAATCATCACTATGCGTGCTGACGTATTCGCGCTTTTCCTGATCAAGCCTAATGCCCATTTTCTTTGTCATTTTTGTTCATCCTGTAATGGTAGATCCAATGGTTTCCAGTGCGTCAAAAATGGCAATGCAATATCGACACCTTGACCATATTTATTGCCTGAACGGAAGATTGAAGCTGAAGCACAACAGCGCCACGTTTTGTTTGGCAGTTTGCTGTCTTTCATTACAATTGCCACCTCAGCACTCCCTGTTTCAAACACCTTCATGCCAATGAATGGCGTGCCGTCATCCGGCGCGGTATCAATCGGCCTCCATCCGTGCTGGCATGGCATGCTATCGGCGCCAGCCTTAGCCAATTTTTGCCGTTCAAGTTCAGTCAATTCAATCCGTGGCATGATGGCCTCCTCTGGCGCCCATTTATTAAAGATGGTCTACATCTGGCATATATGCCCACCATTCAAATTCAGTTTTAATCAAAATTTGCATATCGCTTTCATTGGGATGGTTTAAATAAATAATTCCACCGGCATGATGGCTGATAGAATATATTTCACCGTGGTAATAAGCCAAAATAGGCGTGCCGTCGTCGGGCATTGTTTCGACTGGCTGCCAATCCAAACTGCGACTATTTGTAATTTGAATAAACTTATCTACTAAGAAAATGTTATGCTGTTTAAGCTTTTCATTTTCCTCCTTCATGGCCTTCCATTCCGCACGCATTTGAACAACCGATTCAACAGGTTGTTTTTCAAAATTTTCCAACTTTGCATCCATGCTTTGTTCAACAATTTTTGACGGTTTGGTTGGATCAAAAAATTCAATCAAGTCAGACTTGCGGAACAAACGAACGCCATTCCATCCCTTCTTAAAGGGGATTAGGCCCGTTGCTGCATATTTTTGGATGGTTGATTCGGCCTTGATGCCCAATTCATGCGCCTGCTTTGCAGTGACCCATTCGCCACTTGTGTCAGTTGCTGGGTGACTTGTAACATTTTCCATAACAGCCTCCTCTGCTGTGTCATTAGGAATTTCAACTTTTTTCATTGCCTGCACGTTCATGCAGCGGTCGGTATACATATTCACATTCATCATGATGCAATTATGAATGATGGGGCCGATGTTTTGCAGATCCGGCAATTCCCTTGTGCATGCGTCCCACAAGCTAATATATAAATTGCGTGATTTGATGCGTTCGATGACTTGCCTTGCACGCGAGACGGTTGCGTCTGTGTAGTGACTGTGTCCAAAAATAATCAATCCAGACAGTGGCATCTTTTTAAGAAATTCAACGACGTCTGGATTGTCTTTGTTTTTGATCTCCGTATATAAAATTTTTTTTGTGCTCACTTTATTCCTCCATCATGGCATCAAATTCTGCCTGAAGACGTGTGGCTAATTGCCCAATGTCATTGGGCGGATTTGTCACTTTCGTGTATTTTTCGAGCGCGTCACGATAACGATCATGCGCCATTTTGATTGCGACAAGTGCGTCTGCTTGTTCATCGCCATAAACGCAATGCTGCTTTGGCACGAGTCTTAACCAAAAATCGGCATAGTATAAAATTTGATCGACGGTTGGGATATGATCAGACATGATAATGTTCCTCCAGCAGATAGACGGCGAGCGCAAAGCCCGCCGCTATCCCCAAAATAAATGCAAACACCTCGGTCATTCGGCTGGTACCGTAGTGACACTACTAGGGCCGCCAAAAGGCTCTGCACGCGGCATTGGAGCAAACTTGGACGCAATGTCCTTGATGTCCTGCTCGACGTCTGAAGCGCCACTAAATTGCGCCGCAAAAGCCAAATAATTGATGCCGTCAACGTAGTGGTCAGGCTTTTTCTTGTCGCGCTTGGCCCTCACCAATTTCGTCGCATGGTGAACCATTGCCACTTCATACATCGTATATTTCCTGCCAAGCAAAATGGTTAGGACGTTTGCAATGTCTTCATGCACGTCTGTGATGTCACCATAATCGGCGCGTTCTTTAATTGCTGAGACCGCTTTAGTCATTGTGCTTTCATAATTCATAATATCACCTCAAAATTTGTTGTTTAAGACCTTAACCTTGCCCACAAAACGATAATTGATACCAATAAAACCATTGCTGGATAGTGTGCCGTTTGCGGGGTCTTTGTAGTACTCTTCAACCATTAAAAAATCGTTATCGGTCAAGGCTTGTAAAAAATCTTCCAAACTTTTAACCGGATAGTCAGCCACAACTTGGTGGACAGCAGTCCCGCTTCTGGCGGGCATATTCATAGTGATCACGAATTTCATGGTTGTACCTAGGTATAATGGTTGGTGGGCGGATTATACTGAAAGGATCGAAATGTATAATCCGCCCTGAACCATCAGCCGAAATCTTCGTCGTCAGCGACAGGTGGCGCTACCTTCGTCGATCCGGTTGATGGGGCGCTGGTTTTGACAGAAACCTGCGCCGGTTCGGTGTTGCGGGGAGCGGCCTTGATGTCGGCAGGGCGAGCCACCCAAGACGAGATCTCAAAGACGGGGCTGTAGTTTGTTGACTTTCTGGCCCCCTCGCCAGTCGTCACGGGTACAGTGTCTTTAAGCACAACGACGGGCAATTTGCCTGTGTTTTTGGCTTGTTCAGCTATAAACACGTCATGCAGATCATCAAGGCCGCGCAAAAATGCTTTGGCTGTTGACGCCATTTCGCGCACATCGCCTCCGCATTCTTTTGCAAGCTTAACAACGAAACGCACGCCCTTTTTGTGCTTTTCGCTGGGACGTTCAGGCTCTTGGCCAATAGGGCCGAGGGCGAAGGATGGGGCGCCTCCAGTGTCAAAGTCGATCCAACCCACCTCGATATTGTCAAGATCCATAACGGCTTTAAATGACTTTGTAATATCAACGTCTGTATTTTCGCCGTTTTCACGGTCGCGGCGGAACATGCGACCGGCGCGACAGTCAAATTTCACAATTGGCAGAAATTCACCGCCGACTGATCCTTGAGTGTTAATTCCAAGTGCCATTTTAGTCTCCATCAAATTGCTGCTATTTAGCCAGCAGCATGCTCTTGCCCACACGGGCGAAGCTCACAAACCCCAAATGCTGAATGCGTTTTGACGCGCGATGGGGTCAGAAAAATAAAACGAATCAACGTCGGGAACGACGAGGGATGCCAAGTAATGCGGGTCATCGCTAATCGACAGAAAGCGTTGAATAGACAAAGCAATTTTTTCCAAAGCGGAAACATGCTCACGCTTGTTTTCCAGCCTGTAGGTGGCTGATTTCTTTGGCGTGACGTATGTCACACGCGCATCTAAATTGTCGCCACGCGCGGCGCAATACAGCGCCACTTGACGCGCGTGATTTGTGCTGATCTTGGATGGTAAGGCGTGCGTCGTTTTAAGGTCAGTCAAGACACCGTGGTTTTCCCACTCCATGTCGTAAAAGCCAATTAAAGGCACAGCAAGGCCTTCGACGTGATACTTGATCGCACCCTGCGTGGATGACGGTTTGCCGTATGGCATAAGCTCTTTTAAGCCCTGAGCCACCATGTCCGAAATGGCTGCAGACTCTTTATCCAAGCGGGGATCTGCGGATAAGGCCGTCAAGCGTTGAAACTCTTTTTTGGCCAGTGCCTGCGCCTCTTCAAGACTTGCGCCATTGACTAATGCATGCACGACGCCCGCCTCGACTGCAGTGCCTCGGTGAGCCGCTGGCCCGACGTTTGAACGCAATTTAAGGCAACGCTCCATGACGTACATGGCTGGCGATGCGACAAACGTGTTGCACTGCGAAGGGGACAAATGTTCGATGCCGTACTTGGCGAAAGGGTTCATTGTGATTCCATTCAATAAAATATGATGTCGTTAACATAAGCCGGAAAAAATATTCGTCAACCCCACTTGACAATTTTTCCAAAATGTCAAATTGTAATCGGATTGATTTGGAGAGGGATCATGAAGGAACAAAGCAGGCAGCTATTTGTCTTGTCCGATGAAGTATGGTCAAGCATAGATTACAATGAAATTTACAGCACATATAAAGATATGAAAGAAATGGGGTTAGACA